TCACTCGGGCTCGGGCCGCTCCGTCAACGTCTCGCCGGTCTCCTCGTCGGTGAGGGTGATGCGGGCGCCGGGCCGCCCCCAGTCGCCGATCCAGGTGGCGAGCTTGCGCCGGGCGGTCTCCTCCGGATCCCACCAGCCGTGGGCGACCGCCCGGCCGGCGGCGTGCAGCGTGACCCGGTAGCGGCCGGGCGGCGGGCTGGTCATGCGAGCCGGATCCCGCGCGGCCGGCCCGGCTCCCGGGTGATCGCGCCCTTGGCCTCCAGCTCGCGTAGCTGGTAGTGCACGGACGAGGGGCGCAGGTCGACGGCGTGGGCGATCTCGGCGACGGTGGGGGCGTCGCCCTGGTCAGCGATGGCCGTGCGGATGCAGCGGAGGATCCGCTCCTGCATGTCGGTGAGGTACTCGACCTTGTGCCTGGCCATGCCCCCAGTAGAAACCTTGTTCGAATTTTGGCGCAAACTGACCTTGTGACCGACCTGCCGCCCGACCTGCCGCGCCTGCGCACCCTGGAGACGTGGCTCGTCCTCGCCCTGAGCGAGGTCCGGGAAGCGATCGCTGCGGCCGAGCAGCGGGAGCGCGAGCGGCAGCGCGGCATCGAAGCCCGGCCGCCAGCGCCGGACTGGCTGCTGGAGCTCGGGCTGAACCGCGCTGCGCCGCCCGTGCAGGTCCACGTCGGCGGCTGCTGGAACTCTGGGAAGCGGGTCCGCGGCGTCACCCGGGAGGACGCGCTGCGGGCCCTCGCCGAGGGCGTGAAGGCGTGCTCGGCGTGCCGGCCTGACTCCAAGCTGGGGTTCCTGGAGGGCTAGGCGCCTGGGGGCGGTAGCTGCTCCGGGCTCATATCATCCCGCACGCGCAGGTAGCGCACCGGATGCCGGTAGATACCCTCGTCCACCGCTGTGTCCCCGGCGAACTCGACGACCAGCTCGGGGTGCACTGGCCGATGGTCGAGCTGCTCGCTGCTGCCCCAGCCGGCGGAGAAGCGGCGGCCGCGCCACGGGTGGTCCGGGCCGCCTGGGCGGAGCCGGGCGCCCAGTTCCTCGCGCGCCGTCCGGGCCAGCGGCGCCGTGCGGGCGACGTATCGCAGCCGGCCCGTCTGGTCCCGGCGGGCGAGCAGCAGCGTCGACGGCGCGGTGACGGGTCCGGTGACGGAGGCGACGATCGCGTCGGCGGTAGCCCGCGCCCGGACCTTGAGCCAGCCGCGCCGGCCGGGCTGATAGGGCTGCGCCAGGCCCTTGACGACGACGCCCTCGATGCCGACCGTGCCCCATGCCGGGTCCAGCCAGTCCAGGGCGACGGCCCGGTCCCGGGTGGCCGGGCACAGGGCGAACGGGGCGCCGAGGGTGCCGTCGACGAAGAGCTGCTCCAGCGCGGCGCGGCGCTCCCGGTACGGCCGGTCGAGGAGTGGCCCGTCGGCGGTCTCCAGCACGTCGAAGAGGATCAGGTGCGCGGGGCGCTCGGCCGCGGCCTGCCTGGCACCGGCGCCGCGGCGCCGGGCCCGGCGCTGGAGCTCCCCGAAGTGCAGTCGGCCGCCGTGGGCGACGACCAGCTCGCCGTCCAGGGCGAGCGGCGCGGGCAGGGCGCGGCCGGCTGCGGCGATCTCGGGGAAGGCGCCGGTGAGGTCGGTGCCGTTGCGGGACTGGATCTGCACCCGGTCCGGGCTGGCGAAGAGGATGGCGCGGTATCCGTCCGGCTTCTGCTCGTAGGCTGGCCCGCCGGGCAGCGCGGTGTCTCGCGGTAGCTCGGGCCGGGCGTCGGCGAGCATCGGCTGGATGGGCGGAGTGAGGGCCACACCATCAGGTGTACGCCGTGCGGGCGCCGGGCGCGCGGTAGCGAGCGCCGCCGCGTGTGACCCACGTCTCCGGCCGTGTGGGCCGCGGGAACGGACCCGTCCCGCCGTGCGCGCCAGCATGCTGCCATGGAGACAGCACAGGACGCCTTGATCCGGCTCACGCGGACCCTTACCCCCGGCCAACGCTTCCCCGGTTGGACCGTGGCCACTCCCAGCGGCCACCACGTCGGCCTCATCGCCAGCAACCCATACGAGCCTCCCTCCCTGTGCCTGACGGTCCGCGGCCAGACCATCTCGGCCATGGAGGACGCCGGGCTCATCACGCTTGGGGCCGAGGAGCCGGCGCCGGAGTACGAGGGTGGCCGGCGGGGGCTGCGCTGGGAGCCGGGGCGTATTGGTCGACGGCTCGCGCTGACGGACACGGGACGCGACGTTGCTCGGCCGCCTGTGGACGTCCCGACCGGACCATCCCACTGGGTGGTTACCGCTCTGCTGCTGTACACCGGCGTCATGACTGCGAGCCCGGTCGTGCTCTACCCGCCTGACGAGGATGGTGGCCGGCGTGTGCAGGTGGCTGGGGAGATCCTTGGCGTCGCGTACAACCTGAGCGACGTCACGGTCTTCATGCAGGAGGAGGGCCTGCAGGGCTGGGACGAGGGGGACGTGGCCCGAACCGAGCTGATCGAGTGGCGCGGCGGCGGGCCGGACGTCTGGAGCCGGTGATCATCAGGCTTCGGGCGCGGTCCAGACGTCCGGCGGCTCCCTCAGCTCCAGGTACTCGGCGGGTATCCCGGTCTGCTCCGCGATCACCGGCAGGAAGTCGTCGGTCAGGTTGAAGCCCTTCATGATCAGGGCGCCGCTTCGTTTGTCGACGACGTGGCTGAGCTGGGCGGCGGCGCCAACGACAACTCCGTAGCTGCGGAGGGTGTAGCCGAACTGCTCGCCTAGGGTCGTTGCCCGTTCGCGACACCCGCGCTGGAAGTCGACGCTCGGCGAGTCCGTGCCTTCGTGGAACTCCGCGCGCACCCATCCCTTCGCCTGCTCGTCGAGGGCAGACGAAGGGGCCGAGATGTAGCGAGCAGCGATCGACTCTTGGGCGAAGGCTTCGAGAAGGGCGGCACGGGCTTCGAACGGGCCCGACAGGTTAACGTGAAAGGCGCCTTTGACAGTCATGGGCTGAGGGTAAGGGGCGCCACTGACATCGCTCCCCGCCTTCCGGCTACGCGGCCACGACACCGCCCTCCGTCCAGATCCGCCCGCACCCCGTGCAGTGCGCGATCGGCACGCGGCCCTCCCCGCCGTGGACGTCGATCTGCCCGCCGCAGACGCAGGGCTGTTCCAGGGTCCGCTGCTGCGCCGCGATGTCCAGCGCGCGCTCGACCCGGGCGGCGGCGCCGGCCGCGACCTTCCCGATCCGGGCCTCCTCGGCCGGGGTGAGGCGCCGGCACGGGCCGGGCGCCCGCTCGATGCGGGCCAGCAGCCAGAGTGCGGCGTGCGGGGCGGTGCGGCGGCCGGTGTACCGCCAGCGGCGCGGGTCGACGAGGTCGGCGTGGGCGAGTTCGGCGCGGCGGCGGCGGTCGGCGGCGGCGATGTCGGCCTCGCGCTGGGTCAGGTAGGGGGCGATGGCGGTGCGGCGGGCGGTGGGCGGGGCGATCGGTGCGCGCTGGGCGGCGTGCGCGATGTCGTCGGCGCACTGGACCAGGGCGGCCTCGACGGTGCGCATGGTGTCGAGGATGTGGAGCCGGACCGGGACGGGCCGGTCGCCGAGCTGGATCGGGTCCCGCTCCAACGACCGGAGGTAGGCGGCCTGGTGGTGTTCGTACTCGATCTGCTCGGCGTCGGCGGCGTCGAGGCGGGCGAGGTAGCCGCGGAGGCCGAGGCCGAAGGCGCCGAGTTGGGTCGGGGTGCCGGCGGCTTCGTGGAGGTCCGCCCAGTGGAGGGCGATGGTGCGGAGGTGGGTGGCGGTGGTGGTCATCGAACGCTCCTGCGGTGCGTGGGGCGGTACGGTGGGGCCACCGGATGGGGCGTGCCTGGCCTGGCAGGGTTGGAAGGCGCGCCCCTTCGTCGTGCTCAGCGCCGGGCGGGCGGCGGGCCGTCGCTGGTCGTGCGGATGTCGGCGGGCGGGTGGATCATCAGGTCGGTGGCCTCGGCACGCTCACGCAACTCGTCAGGGGCGAGAGGCAGGAACTCGACGGAGGCGACGCCGGGCACCTCGTGCCATTCGCCGTCGTCGCCGAGGATCTCCAGGCGGGTGGCCGTCACGGCTGCTGCTCCGTCGCCAGCTCGGCCGTGTGGGCGGCGATGTGGGCGTACTTCTCGGCGGTTGTGTGGCCGTCCCAGAGGGCGCGCACGTCGAGGGCGCCGACCCGCTCGACGTGGGGGAAGAGGTCGGCGTCCCTCGGGGCGATGTGCCAACTGCACTGGCGGCCGCCGATGGTGAGGTAGATGATCTGCCAGCCGGGCTCGTCGATGTCGGGGGCGTAGGTGATGACGGCGTCGTCGGTGAGGGCGGCGAGGAGGGCGACGAGGTGGGCGCGCTCGCGGTAGGCGCCGTCGCGCTCGGCCTCGGCCTGCTCGGCGCGGAGCCGTACGTCCTCGACGTCTTCGACGACGCCGCGGATCGGGCCAAGGTCGTCTTGGCCGACGGCGGCGGCGTGCATGGCGGCGATGGTCTTGCAGGCGTTGAGGTAGTCCCGCTTGTAGCGCTCGGCGTCGGCGGAGAGTTCGTCGTAGCGGTTGATGGTGGTCACGGGGTCACTTCTCCTTGGGCTGGCCGGCGGGCGGGCAGATCGCGTCGTGGAGCTCGGCGAGCCGGGCGTCCCACCAGCGGGACATCGGCGTGCCGAGGGGCGGCGGTCCGGCCTTCACCCAGCTCTCGTGCAGGTCGATGACGCGGGTGACGGTCTCCTCGGCTGACCGGTGGAGGGCGGCGAAGACTCGGGTGGTCGTCTCGCGCTCGGTCGCTTCGGTCGCTGCCGGGGCGGGCTCGGCGATGGCAGAGCGGATCCGTGCGGCCGTCTCACGGTGGTTGGCGGTCCAGGGCGCACCGGCGTGGATGGCGGCGGCGACGTGGTGGACACGGACGAGGGCGGCCTCGGCCCGCTCGACGCGCTGCCGGGCGAGGTCGCGCTCGTACTCGGCATCCGAGACCCGCGTCTCCAGCGCGCGGACGCGGTAGCTCTCTCGGACGGGCGAGGGCTCGTTGGTTCCGACGGCTTCGCGGACCCGGCTCACGATCGTCTGCAGGGTCTGCGCGGTGTCGCGCAGACGCTCCAGGTCGGTCGGGGCGGGCGGCTGCTCGGGTCTGGTCTGGTCGGTCACTTCTTCCTCCGTGCTGCGCGCGCGAGTGCGCGGCGGGTGGCGCGGTTCGGGCGGGGGTCGGGCGTGTCGTCGTCGACCACCTGCTCGCCGGTCGAGACGAGCCGGGTCTGCCAGGTGACGCCCGGGGCGGGCGCGTGCTCACCCCGGGGTGTCGAGGAGGGGCCCGTCACTGCTCGCCCCGCAGCGCCTCGGCGACCGCGACGAGCGCGGAGGCGATCGCCAGGTTCGAGCGGACGGTGAGGATGCCGACGGCGGTGGGGCCGTCGAGGTCGCGGAGGTGGCCGTTGGGGAGGGTGACCATGTTGGTGATGCCCTGCTCGATGTTGTTGATCAGCCAGAGGGCGTGGTCGTGCGGGGGTCGGGCGGTGGGCTGGGTCACAGGTAGCTCCCGGTGGGGATGGTGTGGGCGGTGCGGAGTGCGCGGGGGCCGGCGTGTTGGTTGCGGAGGTCGCGGAGTTCGGCGCGGCGCATGTCGGCGGGGCTGGGGTGGTGGTCGGTGGACTCCTCGGCGGGCTGGTCGGGCTGGGGGTCGTCGAGGGTGAGCTGCTCGGTGGTCACGCGGCTTCCTCGTAGTCGGGTCGGGTGCGGCGGGCGATGAGCCGGGCGGCGTACCGGCTGCGGGCCCAGCCGGGGGCGCTGGTGCCGCGTACGGCTCGCCAGGTGGTGCGTGCGGTCCACCAGGCGATGGCGATGAGGGTGTGGAGGGCGAGGGCGGCGGTGAGGGAGACGAGGGTGAGCCAGATGAGGAAGGCCCAGCCGAGGGTGAGGGCGGTGTCGATGGCTTCGGCGATCACGGCTGCGCCTCGTCCTGCCGCTTGGCGGTGCAGCTCGGGCACATGTCCTCGAGCTGGCCGGGCGCGCGTCGGGTGGTCCAGCCCTGGGCTCGGCCGTCGGCACGGACCTGGCGGGCGGTCCTCGAAGCGAAGCTGGCGCGGACTGCTGCGCTGTCGGGGCAGTCGGTGTGCTCGTCGGGGCCGTCGCAGGACACTTCGACGCCGATCTGGGTGGCGGTCACCGCTGCGCCCCGTCCTGCCGCGCCCCGGCGGCGGCTCGGCGCTCCAGCTCGGCGAGCGCGCCCTTCGTACCGGGGTAGCCCTTGGCGATCACGAAGTTCCGCAGGTGCTCAGTCGGCATCTCGGTCTCGCACGTGATCCCGCAGTGCGTGTGGTCGCCGCGGGCGTGGTCGCGCTCCGTCTCCTCGCGGTCGGCACGCTGCTCGTCCGTCTCGGCGGGCTGCGCCTCGTCGGCCATGCGGTCGCGGAGCGCGGCCCGCTCGGCGGCGGACCCCTGCCCGGAGGGCTGGCGGTGCACCTCGGCGAGCACAGCGCTCGCGACGAGCGAGGCGGCGGCATCCGGCCCGGCGGCGGGGTTCTGCGCGGCGACGGCGAGAGCGTCCCGGGCGGCGGCGTGGACCCGCTCGTCGAGGCTGGCGGTCTGGTCGGTCATGGTGTCTCCAGGTGGGGCCGCCCCACGGCAGGGGCGGCCAGCAGACAGGTCAGAACGGGGCAGGCACGGCCTGGATGGTGGCGGTCGACGACCACCAGGCGTGTCGGGTCTCGGGGTTGTCGGGACCGGTCCGTCGGGAGAAGTCCTCTCCGGCGGTGACCCGGTACTCGTAGGTGCCGTCGTGCAGTGGCCCGCGCACCTCGCGGATCGTGGCGGTGCCAGTACGGGCGGCGGGCCACTGCTGGCTGTAGTGCCGGACGCGGGCGCCAACAGGCAGCGGATGGTCGGTCACGAGGTCCTCCGGTGGTGGGTACGGTGGGTGCAGGCCCGGCCGCGGTACCAGCGCGGCCGGGCCACTGCGTGATCACGGGGCGGGCTTGCACCGGCACTCGTCGACCCAGTTGTCCGGATCGGTGGCCGGCGGCCGGAAGTCGGCGGGCAGCAGATGCCCTCGGTCGCACCGGTAGCGCGATGACGGGGCGCGCAGTTCCTGGCAGCGCGGCCCGTCGGCCTCGTGCCACTCCATGGCCGGCTCGCGCCGGGCGCCGTGGTCGGGGCAGTCGGGGTCGGGCAGGATGCCGCCGCACACCTGCAGTGGGCAGTGCCCGCACCGGGCCGGGCCCGCGTAGGGGATGGCGTGGCGGATCACGAGGTCCTCCCGGCCCACTCGGTCACGGCGCGCCTCACCGCGTCCGCCTCGTGCCAGTACGGGGCGTGCCCCTCCGGCAGCCGCTCGCCCGCCAGCAGCGCCCGCACCACCGGCACGATCGCAGCCGGGGCGGACCACCGGCCGAGCATCGGCAGGAACTCCAGGTCGCGCTCCAGCGAACCGTCGGCCTTCCGTGGCGCCCACTGCCACTGCTCGGCCGGGTGCTCCCACACGAGGTGGATGCCGTGCGGGTGAGCACTGCTCTCCATCCACACGAGGTGGGCGTCGAGCATCGTGGTGCAGCCCGCGTCGAGGCCGGTGTCGTAGCGGTCGACCTCGTCCTCACCGGTCCAGGAGTCGTCGGGCTCCAGGCCGGCGGTGGTGAGGGCGTTGAGGACGGCGTCGATGTAGGGGTCGTGGGGGAGCTGGGTGGTCATCGAGCGTTCCTTCGTGGGTGGGTGGGTTGCGCGCGGGGCTGGTCGTAACCGGATGCGCGCGGTGGGTGGTTGCTCGGCGTGCCGGTCAGGCGGTGGGGCGGCTGTCGAGGTCGGCGATCCAGGCGGCGCAGACGGCGGCGACCTGGATCAGCTCGGTGCGCAGTCGGTTGGGGGCGGTCTCGGCGAACGCCTCGGCAACTTCCTCGGCGAGGATGTTCCCCCAGGTCTGCGTGCCGTCAGCGGCGGCCTGGTCGACCTTCGCGCGGACTCGGTCGGCCTGGTCGATGTGGTGGATCGTGCCGGTGCCGTCGGGGTGGTGCTGGTCGCCGAACGTGGCGATTTGCCGCTGGCGTTCGGCGTCGATCTCCTCGGCGAAGGCGCGGATGCCGGGGGTGGTGAAGAGGGTGGGGTAGCTCATGCGCTGTGCCTTTCGTGGTTGGTGGTGGGGTGTTGCGGGCGGTCGGGGTGGCTGCCGGTGGCGGGGTCGCAGCCGAGGTGGGTGTCGTAGCCGCGGCGGGCCCAGTCGGGGTCGATGGGGCGGCTGCAGACGGTGCAGAGACGTCCGTCTGAGGGGGATGTGGCGGGGGTGCCCTTCCCCCCTTCCCCCCTCTTAGGGGGGGAAGGGGGTGGGGAACCTGGGTTCCCCGTGGGTTCCCCCGGGGTTCCCGGGGAATGTTTGACCTGGGGTTTTGCGGTTCCCCCATGATCGTTTGGGGAATCCCCCGGGGAACCCGTTCCGGGGAGGGGCGGGGGAACCTCGTGGGGAACCCGATTTGCCCGGTTCTTCCGTGCGCGGACGGCGGCCTCGATCTTCTCCTTACGGGCCGGGATCCCGGCCTGCGCGAGGGCCGCCTTGGTGCGCGGGTTGCCCGCGTCGTCGGGCAGCCCGAGCCCGTCGATCTTCTTGATCAGCCACTCGACGGAGCCTTCGGCGCTCTCCTGCATCTGCTCGTACTCCATGAGCACGTGCCGGGTGGCGCCGGGCAGGTAGCGGTTGCCGTCCTTGCGGGCCTGGCGGACGATGACGAACTGGTCGGGGCCGATACCGGTGCGGGTGTGGGTGCGCTTCAGGACGAGGGTGCCGCCGCCCTGGGCGCGCAACTCCCAGACGTGGTCGACGTCCTGAGTCTTGGCGGAGGAGCCGCGGGCGCCGCGCTCGCCGTCCTTTCCCATGTGGTCGAGGCGGACGCTGGCGATGCCGGCGCGCTTCAGCGGCAGCAGGGTGTGCCGGTACAGCGCCAGCCATGTGTCGGCGTCGTTCTCGGGCCCGGAGATGAACCGGGACACGGTGTCGAGGCATACGACTTGGGCTTCTGCCTCGCTGACCATGGCCATCAGGTCCGCGCCGCCGCCCGCGGTGTCCAGGGGCCGGATCGGCGGGAAGCTGGCGTAGGTGAGCAGGCCCATGCGGCCGGGCCCGGCGCCGTAGGACAGGAAGCGTTCCTGGATGTCCTGCTGCCCGTTCTCGGCGTCCACGTACAGGACGGGGATCTGCGGCTGGGGGCGGTCGCCGAGGAAGGACTGGCCGGTGGCCATGCGCCACAGCCACTCCTGGACGAGGAGACTCTTGCCGGCCTTGCCGTCGCCGACGACGGTGATCTGCTGTCCGGGGGCCATGAGCTGGCCGGGCAGGAGCTGGATCTGGCCGAAGTCGGTGGCGAAGAACGGTTCCCAGTCGACGAAGGCGCCGGTGAGGTGGGAGGGGCCGTGGCCGACGGTGGAGCGGCGTTCCTCGTACTGGCGGAAGTCGGCGTCGAGTTTGTCGAGTTCCTCGGCGGTGGCGCCGGTGAGGATGGCGGCCTTGATCCGGGTGGCGTGTTCATCGTGGCGGCGGACCTTGGCGATGTCGGCGATGCGTTCCGCGAACGCGGGTGCCATGACGCCGGGGATGGTCTGCGCGCCGAGGCGGATGAGGAGGTGGCCTCCGTCGACTTCGCGGAGTCGTTTCAGCTTCTCGATCTCGGCGCGGACGGTGACGGGGTGGAGCTGCTTGTTCTCGGCGACCATGCCGCCGACGACGTCCCAGATGAGGCGGATGCCGGGCTGGTAGATGTCGTCGCGGTCGATGATGCGGGCGCACTCCAGGTAGGCGGTGCGGTCGTGCATGATGACGCCGCCGACGAAGTCTTCTGCTTCGGCGTCGAAGGGGGTGGTGCGTGTGAGGCCGTCCTGATCCGCCGTGGGGTGCGGGATGCGGCGGACGTTGTCCACGGGCGGTCTCCTCAAAAGAGCGTGGTCGGTTCGGTGGTGCAGCGGTGGGTGAGCAGGTGCTGGTGGGGGCAGTCGGGCGGGTGCCGGCCGGTGGTCCAGCGGAGACGGAGGGCTCCGAAGGGGCGGCGGGGCAGGCACCAGACGAGGTCGTTCGGTGTGCTCGCCGCGGCGGCGGGCCCGTACGGCCGGGGCTCGTCCGGTGGCGGGAGGTCGACGCGGGCCTGGAGGGCTGCGGTGTGGCCGACCCACTGGACGAGGAGCGGGGCGCCGCAGGCGGGGCAGCGGGAGTCGGCGCCGCCCCGCCTGCGGCCGGCCATCAGGCCGCGGTCCCGTTCATGACCGGCACGTCGATCTGCTCACCGATCGCCTTCACCACGTCGGCGAACGCGGTCTTGCGGATCTCGTCGGGCCGCTCCAGCTTGTAGCCGAGGCGAAGACCCTGCTGGCCGATTCGGTAGCGGAGGCGCGCGGTGAGCCGGTAGCCGTCGCTGCCCTCGAACGGCACCAGGCCGACGACGAACGTCTCGGGGACGGTGAGCTGGCCCTTCTGCCCGGCCTTCGTCGTGGCGGTCTCGACGTACTGGAACTGCCGCTGCCCGGAGGAGAGCCGGGTGGCGGACTGGAAGTCGACCTTCTGTGCGGCCTGGAAGGACTGGGCGATCTCCAGCATGTCTGCGGCGGACGGCTCCAGCAGCTCGGGGAGGTGGTCCTCCAGGAACTCCGCGAAGTCCTCCTGGCTCATCAGCTCGCCGTTGAAGCGCATCCACTGCTTCCACGCCTCGGTCTCGCGGAGGGCCAGGTGGAGGCGGTGGCCAGCCCAGCGGGCGCCGTCGGCCTGGTGGGCATCGAGGACGGCGGTGACGGTGAGCCGGTCGTTGTCGGCGTACACCTCGGAGGCGTCGTCGTGGTGCTTGTCCCAGTAGGCGAGGAAGGACTGGGCGTCGCGGACGGTGGTGGTGCCCGCCTTCCGGGTGGGCGTGGCGCGGTAGTCGTCGCCGGTGAGGTCGACCTTGTGGAAGCCGCCGCCGGGGAGGACGAAGGCGTACACCTTGCCCGGGGTGAGCTCGGCCGGCGGGGCGGCGGCGAGGGCGGTGTTGACGATGGTCTGGGCGTCGTCGGTCACGGGTGTCACGCCTTCTTGAAGTCGGTGGTGGAGGGGGCGTTGCGGAACTCGATGGCCATCTGGCGGGGGTCCTCGCGGACGGGCTGGCCGTCGTCGTCGAGGAAGTACAGGGACTTGACCGGGGTGGGCTTGGGGGCCTTGACGGTGGACTCGACGCCGATGGGCATGGGGGCGGAGTCGACGCCGTTGGCGGGGGGTTCGACGACGATGGTGATGGTCATCTGGCCCTTCTTGCCGTGGGCGCGGACGGCGTCGAGGAGCTGGTGGAACTCGGCGCTCAGCTCTTCGTCGGTGCGGCCGTTGAGGTGGCTGGCGAGGAATGCGGCGACGGGGGCCTGCTGGATCTCGCCGGTCTCGGTGTTGGTGGTCATCGCTGGGTGGTGCCTTTCTGGTTGGCCGGGCGGCAGGTGGCCCGGTGATCGGTGATGGGGTTGGCACGGACGAAGTCGGCGACCTTCTCGCGGCCGGTGACGCGTCGGTAGGTGCCGCAGCGGGTGCAGAGGAAGTCGGCGACGGGGGTCTGACCGCGGTCGGTGCGGCGGATCTGGAGGCCGCCGATCCAGCCGCTCATGCCGCCGCCGTGGCCGTGCCGGTGCGGCGCAGCCGGTTGTCGGCGTCCGTGTTCGCCTGGCGGCACGGGCCGCAGATCTCGGTCTTCTCCCGTAGGTGCTTCTGGTAGCCGCTGCGGGTCCCGCACTGCGCGGGCTCCCTCTTCTTCACCGGGGCCTTGGGCACGGTCATGGTGGTCTTCGCGCGGCTGGTGAAGCGGCGGCGTCGCTGGCGGAGCTGGTGCTGGCTCATGCCGCCCCACACGCCCCAGCGTTCGCCGGTCTGGATGGCCCAGTCGGCGCACTGGGCGGCGACGGGGCAGGTGGCGCAGACGCGTTGTGCGGCGTGGACTTGGGCGCGCGCGTGGTTGCCGGTGGCGAAGAAGACCCGGGCGTCCATGCCGGCGCAGGCGGCGTGCTGCATCCAGTCGAGGTTCGGGATCACGCCGCCGCCTCCGCTCGGTGGAGGACGGCTCGCAGCCGGGACCCGATCCAGGCACCGACTTGCGGGGAGACTGCGTTCCCGAAGCCGTCGACCTGATTGCGGGCGGAGCCCCAGACCCGGAAGGTGCCGCGGTAGTCACGGAAGTCGACGTCGAAGCCGCAGCCCCGGCCGATCTCGTGCGCCGCCATCATCCGGTAGAAGCAGTCCTCCAGCGGCAGTTCGGCGAGCGACGCCCGCCACTGGGCGGTGAGCAGCGCGGTCGTGTCCCGCGAGGTGAGCGTGCCGAGCGGATCCGTGACCGGGTGGGGCGCCGTCTCGTTGCCCATGGGGCCGTTCTGCTTGTACCAGCCGGCGGCCGTCAGCACCGCCGGAATCTGCTCCGACGTGAAAGTGGGCATCGCCTCGCTGTGCACCGTGGGCACCGTGTTCTGCCGGTATGGGATGACCCCGGAGGACAGCACGGCGAGGGTCTCCGAACCGACCTGGGTGGGCAGCGGCTCCCCGGCGCCGCGCGCGGCACCCTGGAAGTTGTCCACCGCGAGCGCGGCCAAGCCAGCAGCGGCGGCCTGGTCCCATAGCGGCTCGACGACTGGTCCGGTGGACAGGATCGCGGTCTCCTGCTGGCTGGTCTGCGTCGCCAACGGCTGCAGCAGGAGCCGTTCCGAGCCGTGCACGCCCTTCGCCGGCATGAGGATGGCCGGGAAGTCGGCGAAGCGGCGGCGACAGCGTTCCGCTCGCTCCATCGACGACCGCGCGAGCGGCCCGACGAAGCCGTCCTTGAAGGTCTTGATCGGCTTGTCGCCGATGCGGGTGCCGAGGTCGGTGAGGTCGAGCGCGGCCAGCGACGGCGTCATCGGCGGGACGACGGGGCGGCGGCAGGACGGGCAGCGGTACTCGTACTGCTTGCCGTACATCACCGTGCCGGTCGCCGGGATGCCGGTTTTCCACGTCCACACCGCCTCGACGTCCCTGTCGCAGCGGCCGCAGTGCGACACGGGCCGGTGCTCCAGGTCGGGCATCGGGAGGGACTTGTCGACGAACACCCAGTAGCCGCGGTCACGGGACTGCGGAACCCCGAAGAATTGGCTGTTCAGGTACAGGACCTTGTGGTTGTAGCCGAGCAGGTCGAACTGCTTCAGCCACCACCTGTAGGTGCTGCCGTCCCCGACCTTCGGGCGGCCCGGCAACGCGGGCCCCCACGAGGTGAGCTGGGTGGTGCACTCGACCAGGATCAGCCGCGGGTGATGCTTGGCCGCGTACTGCAGGACGCAGTTCGCGGTAGCCCGGTCCCGCTCGGACCTGGTCACTCGTGCCTCGTAGTCGGGGTCTTCCAGCTCGAACAGCGTCAGGCCCTGCTCGTACGCCTTGATCGTGTTGGCGAGCGAGTGGTTGACGCAGCTCACGCCGGCGGCCAGGAGATCGGCCGGGGGCAGGTCGCGGGCGGAGTGGTAGTCGGCCGCGTCGGGATCGACGAGGTCGGCGATCCAGTGCTCGGCGTCGGGGTGATTGGCCTCGTGCACCTCGACCTTGTAGGCGTTGTGGTTCGCGGCCATGATCGTGGTGAACCCGGCGTCCTCGATGCCCTTGGTGAGTCCGCCGAAGCCGGAGAACAGGTCGACAGCGACGTATTCGTCGTGGCGGAAGCGGCGGCGCCTGGCGGCTGGCCGGTGCGTGGCCGTACGGGTCTTCTTGCTGGACGTGAGCGTCTTCATCGGGTGGTCACCGCCTCGCGGTCTGGCCACTGGCAGCCGTCCAGCGCCTTGCGCTGCCTGTCCGGCACCACAGCCAGCGGAGCACCCCACCAGTCGCACGCGGCGGCGAGCGCGGCGTAGGCGTCGGCCTCGTCGTAGCGGGCGCCGCCCTCGGTGTGCACGCCGTACCGGTCGGCGACCGCGGAGCGGACCTCGCCCTTGGACGCCTTGCCGTACCCGGCGACGTACAGCTTCAGCGACGACGGCGGGACCACGCCGTACGGGATCTGGTGGCGGAAGCAGTAGCGGCGGACCAGGACGCGGAGGCCGGCCATGTCCTCGTGGCCGCCGAGGTGGGCGTGCCCGAAGGAGGGGCCTTCCATGACGACCATGTCGGCGTTGCGGATGAAGGAGGCGATGCCTTCTTCGAGGTAGGCGAGTCGGGCGTCGCCGATGCGCTTGGTGCGGATGTGGTCGGTCCAGCCTTCGCCTGCGATGCCGGTGGAGGTGAGGGAGAGGTCGAGGCCGATGATGAGGGGCCGGGGCCCGGCCGCTGTGGTGGCGGCCGGTGCCTCGGTGTCGAACAGGGTGGGTGCGCTCACTGGGGGTCCCCCGGGGTGGTGATGCTGGTGGTGGGGAGGCGGCACTCGGTGCAGACGGAGCCGCCGAGGCGAAGGCGGAGCTGGAGGGTGGGCCGGTCCTCGGCCGGGCAGTACGCCTCGAAGGTGTCGAGGGCCTCGACCGGGCGGAGCAGCTTGGCCTCGGCGCCCCGCTGCGGGGCCCGGTGCCGGCCGGACGCGGTCGGCCACGACCGGGCCACCGCGACCGCGCCGACACCGACCGCGGTGATCGCCCCGGCGAGGGCGGCAGCGAACTGGCTCACGACGCCACCGCCTTCCGGCCGCCGTCCTGACGGCGGGTCTGCCACTGGCGGCCGTCCTCCACCGCGGGGGTGTTGAGGCCGAGGGCGTCGTCGAGGCGGTCCTGGAGCCGGTCCGCGCGGCGCCGCTCCGCCGCCCCGGCGGCGAGGATGCGCACGCCGACCTTCTGCAGCCGGGCCACGCGGTGCTCGAGCTGGGCGGTGTACTCCGGGTCGGCCTCGGCGAGCGCGGCCAGGCGCCGGCCGAGCTCCTCGACACGGCCGTGCAGGCGCCGGGTCGCGGCGTCCGCCTCGGCGAGCTGGCGCAGGAGCTGCCTGCGGTTGTACTCGGCGGTGGTCGCACGGCTGGCGGCGGCTTCGGCGGCGGCGCGCTGCCGGTCGGTCTTGGCCTTCGCGGCGGCCAGTTCCTGCTCGTGGCGGCGGCGGGTGATGAGTCCGAGCATCACGCCTCACCGCCCGCGCGCTGCGCCGGGATCAGCGGCCAGGAGCCGTCGATCACCTTGTTCGGGTCGCCGCCCTGCTCCGGGGTCGCCCGGGTGCGGAACCAGTCCTGGAGGCTGGCCTGCTGCTCGGCCCGCCACGCCTTCTGCGCCGCGAAGAGCTGGGCGGGGCCCATGCCGTTGAGCTTGGGGTACCGCTCGAACTGCGCCTCGGCGATCAGCAGGGCGGCGAGCGCGTCCGCCTCGGCGGTGTGCCAGTCGGTGAGCTCGACGCCGTACCGCTCGCAGGTCGGCTGAAGCTTGCGGCGGCCGGATCCCTTGACGTACTTGTCGACCTGCTTGTCAATGACGTGCGGGTCCACCAGCGTCAGCGGGCGCAGACCCACGCGCTCCTCGACGGTCGGCAGGCCGTTGCGCACCAGGTCGTGGTGAAGGATCGACCAGTCGAAGGACTGGTTGAACGCGACCAGCGGCATGCCCCACTCGATGGCCCGGACGAGGTTGGTGGCGATCTCGTCGAGGGCGGTCTTCGGGTCCTGACCGTCGGCCTGGACCATGGCGTCGGTGACGCCGTGGACGGCGCTGGCCTCCTCGGGGATCGGGATGCCGGGGTTGATGAGCCAGGAGAAGATCCGGTCCGGGCGGCCGCCGCCGCGGACGATGAACGCGGCGGTGACGATGCGGTCTTCGAGCGGGTTGGGGCCGGTGGTCTCGGTGTCCCAGGCGGCCTTGCGGACGTCGGCGAAGCTGCTCACTCGGCACCCCCAGCGGCGCGCTCCCTGCCGATGCGGACCACCATGTCGCCGATCGGCTCCTCGTCGCCCACCTCGTTCGTGACCAGCGCGCCCAACTGGCGCGTGGTGCGCAACTCGTGATGGATCTGCCGCAGCCGCCCGGTGCTGGTGTGCGGGTTGCAGATCTCGTCGAGGTAGCTCGCCGCGTCCCGAACCGGGGCCTCGCCGCGCTCCACGTTCGTCGCGTCGGGCTCCGGGTCGCCCGTCGGCACCAGGCCGCCGAGGAAGAGAAGCGACCGCAGCGCGGTGGACAACGCCTTCGCGGTGCCCTTGTCGGCGGAGTCCATCGACTCGCCCACGGACTGAACCTCGATGGAGTCCCCGGCCGGGCCGATGATCCGGTACGTGACGGTGACGGTGCACTCGCGGGAGTTCTTGCCCGTGCTCGTCTTCACGTCCCGGTACGCGGCCTCGGTCTTCACCGGCAGGACAAGCACGCCGTGCAGGCGGCACGCCGGGCCGAAGGCGTTCAGCGCGGCGTCCACGCCACGGAACTGGTAGCTGCCCCGCTCTCCGGGCTTGCCGTACCAGCCGCCCTTGCTGACGCCTCGGACGGTTCCCATGACGCGGGACCAGGCGACGTGGACGGGGACCTGCTCGGGCCCGTCGGGGCCGGGTTCGGGGATACCGGGGTCCTGGAGCTGCTCCGGGGTGTAGGCGGGAGCCTGGGCCTGTTCGGTGGCAGGCTCGGTGCGGCCAGCGGCCGCAGCGGCCCGCTCAGCGATCGAGGTCATGCGGCGTGCTCCTCACGGACAGAGCGGGGGATGCTGATCTGGCGGTACGTGGAGTCCTCGACGCAGTCGGCGTACGCCTCGGGCCAGCGCTCGGCGAGCCGCTCGAAGTCGCAGTTGCGGCGTGCCCGCTCGTCGAGTGAGACGTACGGCCGGTCGAGGACCGTGGCGGCCTCGGCGTCGCCGAGCCCGGCGAGGATCCGGGCCTTCGCCGCCTTCTTCCGGCGCTCGGCGGCGACGACGTCCTGGTGCGCGTCGAGGTACTCCTCGACGGCCTCCTGCGTCTCGACGTCCCGGGTGATGTCCACGACACCGTCCCGCTCCGGGTGGAGCCGGTCGTACAGGTCGAGGAGGACGTCCGGGTCCGCGTCCTGCGCGAGGACCGGCGGACGCCGCTCGGTGATCTGCTGCCAGGCGAGCTCGCCTGCGGCCCGCAGGTCGGCGACGAGCTGGGCGTGATCGGCGACGCGGATGACGTACTGCCGGTAGTCGTTGCCGCCGATGAGGACGGCGGCGTGGACGTGGTCGAAGCCGCAGACGTCGGCCTGCCACAGCGTCTGGACGAGGACGTCGTCGGCGACGCCGGCCCGGAAGGCGCTGGCCTTCATCTTGTCGCGGCACTTGATCTCGACGGCGCACTTCTCGCGGCCGTCGGCGAGCGGGCATTCCAGCACACGGCGGTCGAGGGTGCACATCTGCCAGGGCCGGTCGATGTTGGCGACGAGGCCGACGCGGCGGACGTAGCTGCGGTTGCGGCGGGCCCACTCGCGGGCGACGGTCTCCTCGAAAGCCCTGCCCCACAGGGCGGGTTCGGAGTCGTCGCTCTCCAGCGGGAGGCCGCCGGTCTTGTCGTGGTAGACGGACAGGGCGTTGCCGAAGCGGCTGATGCCAAGGATGGCGGCGATGTCCGAGGAGCCGATGCCGGAGCGGCGGGCCTGGAGCCACTTCTCGCGGTCGGCGTCGGCGGGGAGGATGAGTCGGCCGGTGGGGGTGACCCGGCGGCCGGCGGCCGGGGCCTGAGCCCCGGCCTGCACGGTCGTCGTCATCAGGCGGTACCGCCCTTCGGCTGCGGCTTCACGCCCGCGGCCTCGTACCACGCCTTGCAGTCGTGGGGCGGGAGGCCGCTGTCGCCCTCGCCGTCGACCGGGGCGCCCATGGCGGTGGCGGCGGCGTGCGCGAGCGTCGCGTGCACCTGCGCGGCGGCGAGGATCTCGGCGGTGCCGTCCTCGATGACCAGCGCGCCGTACGAGTTCTTGCAGCCGTTCAGGAGTCGCTCGGCCTCCAGGTAGTGCTCGGGCCCGGTCACGCGGCAGCACCACCCTCCGCGGTCTCGCAGGCGGCACGGCCCCACACGGCCCGCCCGTAGGCGGCCTCGTGCCGGGCGGCGATCTCACGAGCGGCATCGGCACCGGCGCGGGCCTCACCGCGCTCGATCTGGGCCAGCACCCGCACGTGGTCGGGCATCGGGGTGGTCGCGCTCACGGGCGGCCGTCCTTCCGGGGTGATGAGGTGGTAGATGCGGCGGCCGTCGATGTCGACCGCGGTGAGCAGCCCGTGCCGGGCGCAGGCCCGCAGGTCCTTGCGGACCGTGTTGCGGCCGGTCGTAGGCCACGGGGAGCGGGCCATCAGCCGCTCGGCGAGCTGGGTGGTGACCGGCCGGCCGTGGGCCCTTATGGCCGCGAAGAGGTAGGCGCGGCGGGTGGTCAGCTCAGGCACGGTGGCCTCCCTGGCGGGCGGCGGTGAAGTACCGGACGCCCTTCTCGTCGTGCTGGATGAGGGCGCCGGAGTCACGCAGGACGGCGAGGTCGTGGCGGGCGGCGCGGACGCCGAGCCCGGCGTAGCCGTTGCGCTCGTACCAGCGGACGACGTCACCGGACTTCCAGCGGCCGCCCTTGCTGATCTCGTGCAGGAGGTGCGCGCGGCGGGCGACATCGACGTTGCCGGGGGGAGTGGCGTCGGCCGCCAGGCGGCTGATCTTCTCCCCGTTCACCGCACCCTCGCGGGCCGTGGCCGCCTCCAGCCGCAGGAACCGCAACACGGCGTTCTTGCTGACCGTGTGGGACTTCCCGACGGACAGGCGTCGCTCGGCCTCCTCCGCCAGGGCCGTGATGACCTCGGCGCGGTACGCGTCGATCACCTGCTCGGCGTGGGCGACGTCGGCCAGCGTGGTGATCCCGCCCCTGCTGTCCTGAGCCAAGGCCGCGATGATCTGCTGACGGATGCTCATGCGGCAGCACCACCCTCGCGGTGTCGCGCCGGAGCCACCGTGGCCGGCGCCGGGGCGAGCGCCCGCAGCCGATCCGCCAGCGCGGCCACCGAGTCGCCGTACACCGGCACCTCGTAGCCCACCGCGCCGACGAGCCGCTCCAGCAGCAGGGACTCCGGGGCGTGCCCGTCGTGCGGCCGGGGCTCGGCCCGGTCGGCCGCGTACTCCAGCAGCAGCCCGAGCAGCTCCTCGTCGTCCGCGATCGCGGTGAGGGCCTGGGTGAGGAAGTGCTCCAGGTCGAGCATCACGCCGGTGGGGATGCGGCGGAGGTAGATCCGCTGCGGGCCCGTGACGGCCGGTCGGCGGACGAGGCGGTGAAGGATGAGACGGAGCCGGTTCACTGGCCACCGCCCGTCTGACCCAGTGCGGAGCGCTGGCGGCGCCGGGCGCGCTGCTGACGCGTGCCCTCCGTGTTCGCGGCCGTACAGGGCGCGCACCGGCAGCCGTACTCGGAATACGTCGTCCGCTTGCCGTGGCCGACCCGGTCGGCAGCAGACGGGTCCCGCCGCCACTCGGCGCGCCGCTCGACCTTGTAGACCCGCATCGCCTCTCGGCACGCGTCACAGCGGCAGCCCTTGAGGTAGGTCCGGTAGTCGCCGTGCCCGCGCTTCTTGGCCGGGGCGAGGCCGAGCATGTCGAGCAGGTGGCGGCAGTCGTCGGCGTCCTGGGCGTGGCTGGCGACGGTGAGCATCGCCTTGCGGGTGGTCATCGCTCGCACCCCCAGACGACGGCCCAGGCGCCCAGCGCGTACAGCGCGAGGAGGGCGAGCTCGATGAGCAGCCAGATCACTGGTCACCGCCCGTCTCGGCGCGCAGCGCCTGGGTGGGGGCAATGCGCTGGGTGATGCCGTCCGCCTCGACGACGGCGCGCCGCCCGGCGAGGAGCGCCCGCAGCCGCTCCACCTGCGGCCGCACGGCCTCGTCGTCAGCCAGGGTGGTCAGTTCGTAGGCGATGGGGTCCTCGTCCACCGGCCGGTCGGACTCGGCGACGCGGGCCCGGGCCTCGTCCAGCCGGGCCTCCAGCTCGACGATGCGGTTCAGCAGCCACTCGATGGCCGGGGCGACCCGCTCGTGGATCTGGATGTCGGCCGGGATGCGGCGGGGCTCGCCGGCGGGGGAGAGCAGGCCGCGCACGTTCAGCAGGTCGCTCTCGGCGGCGATGAGCCGGACGCGGCGCCGGTCGCGCTGCTCCTCCAGCGCGACGACACGAGCACGCAACTGCTCGTGCTCCTTCAGCAGCTTCCGTGCCACCGGGTTCTGCCGCGCCTGGTCCTGCTCCCACGCCTCGTACATCGCGTCGTGGTTCGCGTCGGCCAGCAGCCACTCCACGACGGCCTTGCGGGCCGCCTCCGAGGCCGAGTCCGACACCATGCCGCGCTGCCTGTAGTGCTCCTGCGCGGAGTCCACGACGCCCGGCCACGGCTCGCTCTTCGAGAACTGGAAGTGGTCCTCCGGCAGCAGCCACGTCGCGCGGGCCACCTCGGGGATCTGTACGTACACCTGCGTCTGCTTCGCCGACGGGTGCACGATGTCGTACGAGCCGAGCGTGACGCGGACGAGGATCGAGTCGCTCATGCCGCCACCGCCGACCGGATCTCGTCCTGCACCAGCTCACCCATCGGCACCGGCACCGACACCCGCACCGACACGCACGAGCCGTCACCACGCGGCGGCGTCGACGTCAGCAGCGTCCACAGTTCCAGCCCGTCCGCCGCCGACGTGCGGTGGATCCGACCGCCACGCTCACGCAGCCACTCGCCGAGGTCGTCCACGTCCGCGACCATCACGTACACGGCGTCCGGACGGGCGATCAGCGTCGGCGCCGGCAGGGGCAGGTAGTCGAGCATCGCCTCGACGGCGATGCGGTTGTCGCTGGTCTGCTGGTACTCGTGCAGCGGAATCGGCTGCGGGGTCTGAGATGATGTCCCCATCGGGGCCTCTCTTTCGGATTTTGCAGGGGCGCCGTCGTCAGGGGTCGCCAGGCCGGTCAAAGCGGGCGGCCCTTCGGCGCGTTCAGGGACGGATCAGGCGGCCTTCGCGGCCGGTCGCGTGGCCGTCGGCCACTTCGCCGCGCTGGTCACGCGCCCGGGCCTGGCGAGGATCCGACGCAGGTCGTCGACCACCTCAGGGCCGGGCATCGGGGTCTCGGCGACCCGCTCGTGGATCTGCGCGATGACGTCGTCGCCGAGGAGCGCGCGGCGTTCCTCGCGGGTCACGCGGCGGCTCCGGTCTCGACGTGGACACGCTCCATGACCGTGCGAATGTCAAGGTCATATGCCTCGGCGAGGCGCATGGCCGAGTTCAGGTCAGGCTGAGCGTCTCCGGCGAGGATTCGGTAGACGGCCGACTGTGCGATGCCGGTACGGCGGGCGATCTTGTAGCCGCTGCCGTCGCCGCGGCTCCTTGCGGCTTCGAGGAGCTTGGGCACGTTCAGACGGAACAC